ACCTATTTAGGCACTTCTGTGCCAAATTGAATGGCTTTTAATCGCCTCGCGATAGCCTCATCTTCACCAAAGTAATGGCTATAATGAAAGTTATCTATAAAGATAACGGTTATAGCATTGAACTCACGATAAGAACCAAGACATCTCAATTTAAAAGGTGTATGATTTATTAATTTCAAAATCATACTTCTTGAGAATTTAGAGATGTCTTGATCATCGAATATAACTGTAGTATGACCATTATAATCAGAAAAGTATTTTCCATCATATTCAAGCCAAACTACTTCTGTTCCAAAAAAATTATTTTTGATAACAGTTGATTTCCCACACCCTGGCGGGCCGTAATACCAAATACCTTTTGTCATTTCGGCACGAGGTTTCTCGGTATCTTCCAGATAATTGAGAAATCGGCTACGGTATTGTATATACAAATTAAAATGATTATCTATGATACCCTGAATAGAACGTGTAGTTTTTAAAATGTATTCAACATTTTCAATATCAGTGCGATAGCCTTGATTAGGTTTCTTACCAAATTCAAAAAAGGTCTCACCTAAAACTTTTGTGCCTTTTTTACAATAATTAATATTCTTTTCTCGCGAATGCCAACAGAATTCGCTATGTGTTTTACCAAATACATTACGGCCTTCACGTGTAGTTCTCGGATTCTTAAAATGAAGATAACCTTGTAGATGAGGCCTATTTGTCTTAGGACAATATTCAATTCCAAAGCAAACATAGGAACAGACACACTGTTCAACAAGAGAAGCATACTTTGTTTGATTCTCCATATTAAAGTCAGTAAAAGCCCAATCTCTACGTTTAGTAGGTTCGGTTGTAATTTTCATTATATATTATATAATATATAACGTTTATATATAAAAAACGCATTGAACTCAAATGCGTTTAAAATAATGTGATAAAATGTGCTTTAGTAATATATCACATATTAACACAAAATGCCATCACGAAAATACACAAAAAAAAAACTTTACCAAAAAAGTCCAAAATGTTGTGCGCCGAATGGCTGAAACTAAAATCCAAGATTACAGTATTAACGAAGATGTCTTGATATCCAATTTTGATACACCATACGTTCAAGATTTAACACAAATTGAACGTGGTGGTGCGTCTAACCAAAGGATAGGTAATGAGATTCTTATGTCGGGAGTTAAATGGAGACTTCTATTTCACTGTCGAAATAACCCTAATTATGAAGATGTTGTTATAAGAAGTTTATGGTGTAGGATAGCAATAATAGAAATGAAGAATACAGGAACAACGGATGTTGTATTATTAGAAGATTTCTTTAGAAAAGGAGCAAACTCTATGGATTTTGATGCTGTTACTGAAGCYGAGAGATACTATCTTCCAGTAGATCTAACAAATAAAAAAACGTTGTATCAAACAACTTTTAAGATTGGTGTGAAAAACCAAGTCGATACTGCTGATTACCTAAGTAATAAGATTATAAAAAATTATAGAAAAGTATCTCGTTCAATTAATTTTGAAAGTAGTGATATATCAAATTCAGCAAGCACAAAATTATATTTTGTGTGCTGGATTGGAAATAATGATTTAGATGCAAATAACGCTACAACTAACAACGCTGGAGCGTGTGAGTTGTCAGGATTACTTTCAACTTACTACAAAGATTTCTAAAAGAAAAACAAATATTTTGATACCTTCATATGTACAATATGAAAAGGTAAATGCGAACGCATTAAAAAAAATATAAGAGTGGTGCACTTGCCAACCACACGTTATTTTTTTATTTAGTATAGCAGAAGGAATAGCCTAAATAGTAACAGTATT